TAGAAAACAGCTAGCCCGAAGCTATTGCTAGCTTGCACTAACGCAATAATACCAGTTTCGGCTGGTGTTCCCCATAAGTCTAACTGCTCCTTGAATATGGAGGTGTCGCCTGCATGTAAACGCCGATACCAATTACGGGCTGGCACTGGTGCTTCAATCCCATACCATCCCAATACCCACCGGCACAAATTAATACAGTCGGTAGCGCCATGCCGTGCTGGCTCAGCACCTAAGCGGTAAGGCAAGCCAATGAGATCAGCCGGACCTGATAGCACCCGTGCTTGGCAATGCTCCGACCATTTCGTGGGTAATTCTGGCATTTGGCGCTTGCGCACCAAGCGCATCAAGGGCACTGCTAAGCTGAAGTTCAACGGCTTGTGTGTTATATCCAAGCCCTGTAGCGATCCAGAATTCATGGCCTAACCGTGATCCAGGTGAGTAAGTATCAGTTAGTTGATATGTTTCTACTTCAACCATCCAGCTACTATTAACAGCATCTTGCACCCAGTTTAAGGTAAGTGGATTAGCAGGTAGCAACAGTTGGCTGCTGATATTATCGCCGCCTTTGGTTTTTTGCGCACCACGGTAAACAAACGGCAATAGGTTCCAGTTCTGCCCATTAAATGGAACGGCACCTTCTGTAAAGAAATTTTGCCATCGTTGCACTGCACCTGTTGGCGCTGTAAAAGTAACAAAATTACCGATTACAAATAAACTCATCGTAAACCTACCTGTCTGCGATAAGCAGGTGAATTACGCATCTGCGATGATACCTGAGCGGCACCAGCTTTAGCACCTGCGGAAGCAGCACGTTTTTCTGTTGCCATCATCGCTGCCTGCAACTGGTCAGTGCTGACATAATCCTGCCCCAGGAAGCGTGTTGTTTCAAAGCTCATTGATAGTACAGGAGTTGCCACCGCGCCAGCGCCCATTGCATCACTGCTGCTACTGCCGCTGCTACTACCGCCTTGGCGTTGATACCGCGCCATTGCTGCTGCCGTAGCATCTGCTGGAACGATAGTGCCTGAGGTGCGTGGCACGAATAGCTCAGGGCCTTTCTCGCCGACCATGTAGGTGCTATTGCTGCTTACTGGGCCGCCAGCAGCTTTATAAAAAGACTTACCTAGCAGAAAGCTGCTAAAGTCTTTACCACCTAAACCGCCTGAGGCAGTACCAAAAGCACCTCCTTCAAAGGAACCAAAGCCACCACCGTCTCCAAAAGAAGGTAAGCCGCCGCCGCTGCTGCCACCGCCACCTAGCAGTCCGGCTAGTGATTTTGCTATCGCGATTGCAGTGTAAGTAGCAATCATCTTTGTGCCTTCCTGCATTAAAATGTCGCCTATAGATTTGAGGAAGTCAGCGAATACCTGTTGCGCTGTTGTTGTGCCTTCAACTAAACCTTGGACGCCTTTTGTTAATGAATTGCCAACAGCATCGCCAATACCTTGCGATACACGAACAGCTACAGATTCAAGGTCTTTTAGTTGTGTTTGAGCAGATCCAATGAATTGCTGTATTGGTGACGAGGCAGCGGCGGTGGCTGCGGCGTAAGCACGAATTGCAGTTGCTGCAGTTGTAGCTGTCTTATTTAAATCGTTATATATTGCTACATGGTCCTTATTGTCCATATTAAGGGCTGAAGTCGCATCCCTTAATCTTTGGTTTACTGCTAATACTTGCAATTCACCTTCTATCAGCTCAGGCTTAACGCCTTCCATCTGTAACCGATTGCGTAATGTAAGTGCTTCTGATTGCAACTTTGTTTGCGCAGTCTGCTCTCGGAATGCAGATGTACTGGCTAAAATTCCTGCTGCTAAGTCTGCCGCTTGAAATGATTTCGCTTGTGATTTAAGTAGTGCAAGTTGTTGTGTTAAACCTTGAATTTCTGCTTTTGTTTGATCTACATTTTCGCCAGGTACGCCGCCTGCTAGGCCGCCGCCTGCTAGACCGCCACCACCTGCTTTTGATTGAGGCAACCCATGCAGCATGATATTGCCTGTTGCTAATGATGTTGCGGTATATCCACCTCTGCCCTGCATGGAAGCCGCACCAGCAACCACAGGCACCTTGGTACCTGAAGGCACGGATATATCAACTGCGTTTCCACTGCTTCCTACAGGTCTCCCTCTTGTGACATCATGAGCCATTTGTTCTTTACGTAATGCTTGTAATAATTTCAATTCATCAAGCATATTTTTTACATTTATTTTTGCATTTGGTAATTCAATATAAGGCAATCCTTGCTTTTGCCATACTTTTATAATTGCAGCCGCTTCCCTGATTACGCCTTCACGGTCAGAACCACGCAAATCTAAATGTGGCCCACTGCTTGCACCTGTGCTACCAACAAGAAACCCGCCACTGCCCCTACTACCACTAACGGTAGTAGATTGCACTTCATTCATCTTTGCGCCTGATTGCAATCTTTGCTGCGCTTCTTTGATTTTGTTTTCTAATTCTTTAATCTGTGCATTAAATGAAGTTGAGCCCATCATCATAGATTGGATAATGCCAGCTTGCTCCCTGGCGGCGCCAGTAAATTTATTTACAAAATTACTAAGTTGTTTTTCTTGCAATTGGCGTTGCAGGTCATAGCGTAATTTATCAAGATCAACTTGATTTCTAAATACTTGACCATCAATTTGCATTTGATATTGCGCTGAATCCATAGCTAATTGCTTAGCCAATTTTGCTGCTTTTTCTGCTTCACGCGCCGCTTTATCTTTACCGTCTTTGCCTTTGCCAGTTAATAGTGCAGGAATTTCAAGATCTTTCTTTACTTGTTTTTGCGCGCTTTCTACCTGTTTTAAAGCTTTTAGATTTGAATCAATTTTTTGCAGAATTACACCTTGTAATGTAACAGCTTTGGACGCATTAATATCTTCTGAGCTTATATTTTGCAATACTGATGAATATTGTTGAAGTACTTGTAAATTTTGGTTAATGCCAACTTTGTTTTTTTGACTAGTAACCTGACCTACGCCTTTTGTAATTCTATCGACCGCTTCACTTGAAGCGCCAACACTTAAAGAAGCTTTCGCACCAGCAATATTTCTTGCAAATCCGCCGCCACGGCCTGCTGCAATTGCATTATTTATGGCATCAATAACAATAATTGCTTGATTAAAGATTTCTTTTAAGGCAGGGCTAAGGACTTCTCCTACCCTTCTGGCTAATGATTCAACATTGTCAATTAATGTACTAAATTTGCCGTTAAGTGTGTCGCTTTGCGCAATAGCGCCATCGGCGTATTTACCCCCAACATTGGTTAATCTTATTATTGCAACTTCAACAGCTTCTGAGCTAATGCGACCTTTGGCTAATGCTTCTTGTAATTTTTGCCCTGATAAACCATACATCTTTTGCAGTTCACCCTGCAAAGCAATGCCACGTTCTTGGAACTGCAACAGTTCCTCGCCTTGCAGTCGCCCTTTAGCTTGCACCTGGCCGTAGGCTGTAACTAAGCCTTGCAGCTCAGCGCCTGTAGCGCCAGAAACATCAGCTAATCGTTTTGTAGTTTCAACTACCTTGTCAGCTTCAACACCAAATGCTTGCAGCCGTTTGGCTGAATCAATTAATTCGCTTGATGTAAATGGCGTTACAGCACCAAGTTGCTGCAATTCTTGAATAATTTGTTTTGCTTTTGTCGCACTACCTGTAAGAACCTCTAGGCTACGAGTTTGGCTTTCAAGTTCAGCAGTTTTTGCAAATACAAATTTAACGGCTTGTATTGCGCCAAGTGCAATAGCTAATTTCCCAACCGTTTTAAGTAGACCAGATACGGCATTATCAGTCGCTACTGCGCCTTGCTGCACTGCACGTAGCTGTTGCGTTGCGCCACTGCTGTCAACATTAATGGCAACATTAGCAACAACCGACACAGCTAGCCACTTACTACTAGGGTCATTCTAGCGTCGCCGTCGCATCGCAGCTTCTTGCTCGTCATTGCTTAATTCAAAATAAGCTGACCACAGAAGCAATTCTTCCATAGTCAGCTCTGAATTTAATTTAGCTAACGTATAGCCTA